TCCTATATGCCGCAGCAACCAATCCCCGGTCTTGGCATTGGCGGCATCCTGAACTATAAAGCTACCCGCTCCTAACACCCATGCGACGCTTCCTAATTCAAATCCTGAATTGCGAATAGGAGCGAAGGCAGGCATTTTTAGACCCTCCCCGCCGACCACGCCCGCATGATAGTCAACGCGGCATCACGGCCGGCAGATCCGCCTACATTACGCACATAGGCCTCAAGCTGAGGGGGGAAGGCGAGAGGAATGTTAATGCTTTGATTGAACTGCATTGCTCCGCCGCCTCCGCCTCCTCCGCCTTTCAGCCGATCATTCGGGACGACAGTGCCGGACAGTGAAGGAACAAACAACTCAGGGCCGCGCTCACCTACGATAGCAGCTCTACCCGCTTCCATATGTCCACCATGAGCGAGTCCTAGAAACCCCGTCACACCAGCCACGAGGGGCTTAATCACAGCCAAGCGCAGCAGCTCACTAAATATCGCTTTTAGAATGCTACTAGTAGTTTTACCAAACGACTCAAAGCTCATAAGTGCGCTGTGCAGATTCGATTCCAATGTACTTTTTATACTCTCTCCTAATTCCTTCGATGCTTGTTCAACCGGCTTGTACTTGGCACGGATTTCGTTCAGATCAAACTCAGGCAGAGCGTCATCCAATGCGGCACCAATGCGCTTATTGAACTCCTCAATAGCAGCAGCACCTTCACCAAGCATCCCTTCATCAAACAAAAACTCCAAGGTGGTCCTTAACTTGATATAATCAGCAGCAGCATTCTGGGTGGCCGTACGAGTTGATTCTTCCAGCTCCTGATTTACACTAGCAACCTTATCCTGAATCTTTTGAACTGTAGGTATAAACTCCTCAAGACCACCACCTGCAGTCTCGACAGGTGGAGCTACTGCTGCTGCCCTCGGGCGGCCCCGGCCGCGCGATGAGGACCCAGACCTGCCCGTTAATCTGTCTAGCTCAGACTGAGCAGCAAGGATCTCTCGCTCCAATCTCTCCTGTTCTGCCTTATTGAAAAATCCTGGTTCATCGGCATTTCTTGCCTGTTCCAGCTTGAGTTCTCTCACTTTGGAAAGCAGACGTTCTAGTTCAGTGGACCCACCCTTAGCAAAATCAGCAACATGTTGTCCTACTCGGGCGAGCCATGAAGCGGTTTTAATGGCGACCTCTGCTACCCCACCAAGCCCTGCTATCAATGAATCTATGCCCTCCTTAGTCTTAGGATCGTTCAATACATCCGTCAAACCATTAATAGCTTTTACCATACTACTGGTAGATGTCTTGGTGGACTCAAACAAATCACCAAAGGCATTCGAGAGTCCTTGTAATGCTCCTCCTAACGTATCACGCGCCGCGCGCGCAGACCCACCAAACTGCGTCTCCAGTTCCTTTAGAATGACTCGCTGCGCCGATGCAATATCATTCTGAATTACAAAACTTCTAATCAGATCCTTCTGTGCGTTAGAGAATTGAATGCCTGCACGGCTCAGTGCAGAGATGCCTTGGATAGGATCATTCAGTGCCTTGCCTACTTGTAGCGCAGCACTCTTGAGATCCGTTCCTAGCAATGTCGCTACATTGAGTATGGCTTCCTGTGCGGCTTTGAATTCATTTCCACGGAGGCGAGTAAACGTCAGCAGGATAGCCTGCATTGACTGTATTGCCTCATCTCCGAACGTGGTGACCTTCTGCAGCCCACTTGCCATACCTGCAAGTTCACTCGCAGTAAACCCAGCCACCCCACCTGTCGACTTAACTGTAGCCTCTAACTGGGCGAATGTTTTTTGGGCTTCAGCTACATTGGATATAAAGCTTTTGGCTATTCCTATCGCAAACGCTATACTCAAGGTGCTTTTTATTCTTTTCGCCATCTTGTCGAAGGCATCACCGGACTTCTTTGCGGTCTTGGACAGACCATCTGTCACTTTCTTGTCGACATCCTTGATTGATTTGTCGAGGGCTTTGAGATCCGCACGGATCTCAATGAATGCTTCACCTAATGCACCTAGATTAACTGACATTGTTCAGTCCTTCCCTACTATACCCAGCGCCACCAGGAAGTGTCTCAGGCGCCAGCTGTTCAATTAGCTTACGGTGTCTTTCAGCATGTTGCACGGCTTCGTCAGGGGGGAGTACACGAGCCGGCGCTGGGCCGTGGAGATCTGAGAACGAAGTAGGAAAGCGCTTGGCTCGCTGTAGCCCCGCCCCCAACCAAGCGGAGTAAGCGAAGCAATTCTCTATCCGAGACTCATATCCTTCTAGGATCAATGTCAGCTCGATTAGCGTCAATCTCCAGAATGTGTCCGGAGTAGCACCGGCCTCGTAGGCACGTTTCTGAGCTAGCTCCCAGTCCCAATCTCCCTTCGAGCTACTACTTTTTTTTCGTGTTTGGGGGGGTTCTTACGCATCAGTCCGCGCTGGAATGCCTCAGCAATCAATGGCGCCATCTCGACTATATCCCACTCTATGGAGCCTACCTCGGCCTCAGTCATCTCCGAATGATGGTGCATCAAACCTTGCCACAGCATGTAGATGATGTCTCGCATGCCAAGCGACATATCATTCCCAATAGTAGCTAGCTCCTCGATGTGCTTCATCTTGAAATGATCCATAATCGCCGCGCATGCATTGAGGTCAAAGCACAGCGTGTATTGGATCCCGCCTACTGTGATGGGCGTATCGCCCCTATGCGGATTGCTCATTTTTTCACCTACGTTTGTAGAAAGGAAACTTTACTCCCGGTACTTGTGTCTGAGCCGGAAAGGAATCGACACACCAGGATAGCGCCATTTCTTGCGCTTATCCCGCTGATAACCATAACTACTCCCCCACATCTCTGACTACCTCATTTAGATAATCGTGATGGCCCCATCGACCGCAGCCTCCAACGAAATTACTGCGTTGTCTTGATCGGGGAACTCGCGAGACATTGAGGTAATGACTGCGGTGTATTCTTCAATGGCGGTCCCACTCTCCTGCTCACGCAACAGGATCTTGGTGCCGTTGCGCATGGCAGAGCGCAGTGCTTGATAGCCGGCATTCGTCGGCACATACAGCGCATCGAAGGAGACACTGCATTCATAGCGACCTGCACTGACCTTTCGCTCGCGTGCGTCCTTTGTGGACTCATCCACAATGCCATTTGTCTCTTGGACAGAGGCATCGGTCTGAGAGGCGACCGCCGCGAAGGATGCGCCGCCCAGGTCTGCAAGGATAAGTACATTTCGCCCGTTCATTGGACTACTCCAAAATTAAGCAACCGGAACCTGGATAGCAGCAACTGTGACACTAGTCACAGCGCTATATGTGACTTCAACACGCCCCGTATTAGGATCGTTGTATGGCCCAGGAGGGACTTTGATGTAGCGCTCCTCCCCCGGAGGTACTGCTATGACAAGCGCCGAAAATCCCACACGACCAAACCCCGGAATGTCAAAGGAGGATCGCTGGATAGCAACAGTGACATTGATTGATCCGCCGCCACCGTTCTTCACAGCAAAGAATGATTTATCACTGTTGACAAATTCATCCCCGCCGGCAGCGGCAGCGACGAAGTTCGGAGTATTCCCAACGGAGGTCAAGGACAGCACAGTAAGAGTAGCCAACTCAATTCTCCTCTAAAACCCACCGCACCGAGACCACACGCCCTCGCGCATCTTCCTCATCAATCTCTATCGGCCCAGTTGCCTCAGCAATAACAATAGAGTAGCCGATAATAGAAATAGATGCGACGCCTTGAAACAAGGTGCGCACCCGATATGCAATATCCTCAACTCGCGTTGGGCTTAAAGCTAAGTCCGTGAAGCATAGGATGTCCCGCACAATCTCCAGGCCGGCTTTTGTTTTTGTTTCTCGTAGCCCTGGTATCGCAACGGACTCTCCTGTCGTAAGAATGTAAGGACCGTGTGTGCTAACGCTGAACCCCGGAGGAGTCGGCCTCAGAGTAAATATGGAAGGAGCAGAAGAGAAGGATCCTAGTAGTGCAGTAAGGGTTCCATCATCCTTCAATCGATCAAAGATGGCCTTAGTAATAGCACTCATATTCCTGCACGACCTAAAACCATGATGCGTGCAATTTTAACCTTATTCTCGGCAATGGTCGGACGCAGGAAAGGCCGGGCGGCCATCTTGCTCGTACCGAATTCAAGATGCTTAGCTTTCTTAAGCGGAGATCCGACTCGCCCTACAATGCTATTACGAGTGCGGCGAACATCGCCTGCTATGCTGTTCTGTAGCTGAGCAGTAATCTTTTTGGGGGGTTCGCCGGGAGCCGAAGGATCCAATCCTATGATATGACCAGACTTGAGTATCTTGCGACGCTGGCCGCGATTCAGCTTCTCCTTGATTCGATCTCGCACCCAGACGACAGCGACATGCATGTTCTGTTCCAGCACATCACCTGTCTTCCCAATGACATGCTCAGGACTAAGTTTCAATGTGACTCGCCGCCTAACCGCCAATTTGAATCTCCTTCACCGCCACCTTCATGAAGTCGTCACGAGAAGGGGGCAGCACAGAAATCACTTCATCCTGAATCCCATTGCTCTCTAACACATCACGATTGCGGACATTCACTCCCGCATCAAAGTACCATACGTGTGATACAAGGGCTTCCTCCCGGCCGGCTACGAGCCGCTCATTCCCACTTGCCGCTTGACGCCGGCCTTTGACCCCAGTCACCACGGCAGCAAAGGTATTGGAGAAACCACCCTGCCCATCAGAGACAAGGGACTGCCGCTTGATATCGACGGTGCGATTCAGCAGATGGACGATAGAAAGCGTCATACAACGAACTATAAACGGTTACAGAGGGAGTTCATGCATAGAGCTATGCAAGTGTACGGTACCGGTCCAGACGCTGCATAATCGACACAGCGGCGTTGTCGCCTTCCGAGCCGTAAGTCACAGCATAGTCGCCTAGCTTCTCACTCTTGACGGAGCGGTCCCGCTTACGCGAGTGGAACTCGGTGGTCACCAATTGCACAATATCGTTCTGCAGTGCAGGAGGCAGCGTCTCGCGACGAGTCACAGTGTGTGTTCCACTACCACCACTTGTGATATCGACCACAGCAGCACCGGGGCGAGGGGTGACTGAGAAATCATTATCCCCGGCATTGAACACGTAATAGTCACGATTGGCACTGAGCCCTGCCGGCAAAGCTCCGCCTGCACTGACTGAGAATCGCACCACGTCTCCTGTCACAAGAGTGTGACTAGCGATGGTGATCTTATCCGTTGTCACGTTCACATCTCCCGAGACAAACGTTTTTGTGGCTGTAGGAAATGTCGGCAACACATATCCCGCGCTGTAATCCACCTCATACCAAGGCTCATTGAAATGAGTACGCACGCGTTCGAGCTGTTGCACGAATACCGTCGTCGCTCCGAACCCCGAAGTGCTGTAGAGAATCCCCGCCTCCACATCCTCGACTACCACACCATCCAAATCTA